ATAATGATAAAAAAATGGAATCTTATTTTTCATCTTTGGGCTTTGAAATTATTTATCCAGAAGACTTTTTAAATTTTAATGATCAATTAATATTTTTTAATGAAGTAAAAATAATTGCAGGGGTTACCAATGCTGGCCTTTTGAATTCTATATTTATGCAGCCAGGGGGAATTGTATTAGAATTAACTGTCCCATTGATAGTGTATGGAACAGAAAAAATTCATCATCAATACAAAGGACTTGCAGATGTTAAGGAGCACATGTATTTATCATTATTTAGTATGAGAAAAGTCGATGATTTTATTGACAAAATAGAAAATAATAAAATGATAAAAGAATTGCTTTTAAGTAGTTAGTCTGATATAATAAAATAATGTATACTACAAAAATGTCAAAAGCCTTTAGGTCTTTAGATCATTTTTGCCCAAAAGGATTCCAAGTAGAATTAATAGACAATGAACATTTTATTACCATCCGTGCTTCTGAAAAATCCTTCATGTCTTTACTTGACACAGACAAGAGACGTGCTGTAGAATATATGGTAAGGGTTAAAAAAGCCCTTGAAGACAATGGCGCCATTGTTTTGTTAGTTCGTGAAGGCGGTAAAGAATAATGCAAACATTCTTAACATCTACCAACAGTCTTGAATGTGCACAAAATCTTGACAATAAAAGATTAAACAAGCAGATACTTGAAGGCTATCAAATTCTTAATGTATTATCTGGCAGATCAAAGACTGGCGGATGGCGTAATCATCCTGCTGTGCTTATGTGGAAAGGTTATGAACATGGACTTTGGTCATATATTGAAAGCATGGTACAAATTGCTAATCTTCGTGGCATTAAAACAGAAAATAATGTAAAGAATTTAAATGCTTTATATGCAGAGTGCTATGAAGACTGGGGTAATGAGCATCCAGCGTTTTGGCGGGATGATAATAAAATAATGCGTATCATTACTACTCACCGTGCTAATCTATTTAAAAAAGATCCACTTTACTATGCTAAGTATCAATATGCAGTAAATAGCCCACATAACGTTCCTTGCTGTCCAGATCGTAAAGAGCCTTGCAAATATTATTGGCCAACACATGAGGTCTCTAATGCTTGATTTGTTAATATTTATAGTGGTTGTTGTTGTAATCGTAGGCGCTGTATTAGAAAACATTAGATTGAAAAACAATAATACAGAATTACTATTTTTATTGGCCCAGTCAAATATTGATAATTCTTTAATAAAGAAAAAAATAACAACAGAACAAGATATAGAAAAAGACCACCTAATAAAATTTTTATCAGATTCTAGAGATTCCTCATATCAATATATAGAAGATGTTCAAAATGAATTAAAAAATTTTAAAAATGATTTAGAGCGTCACGTTGCATATTTTGATTCATACGGAATGCTTGCAGAGCCATATGATGTGCACTATGACATGTCCGTAAAGTTTGTAGAATATTATAAAAAATTAATTAGTTTTATTCCAAAGGACGAAAATGGCAATTGACTTTAGAGGAATACCAACAACGGCATGTCCAATATGTGGTTGTAAAACTTTTAACATAAAGGCAGAATTTGATCCAACAGACTATGAAATAGGATTATATTATTTAGATGGAAATTGTTCACAATGTGGTACACTATTAACAGTGCCAACACCACTAGACCATCCAAGTAATAGGGAGAAAAATGGATTATAAAGAATTAGCAACTGGGATAGTAGTCGTAAATGATATAGGAAACGGCAAAAAATATTTAGAAGAAATAGAATCTTATGTTGATAAAAAAATATTATCTTGGGTTCCTCATGATCAAAAAAAGATTGACGAAGATCTTAATCGTAAAGCAATGAATACAATGTATATTAAAAATATTCGCAGATGGGGTTTTGGCAAAACTCCAACTCCAAGTCAAATCATACATGATTATTTTTTTGATAGATTTGAAAGAGATTTTCATGAAGCCTATGAGAAATATACCCAAGATTTTCATGTTCCATATAGCCAAAAAGAGGACTACGAAATATTAAAATATGGACCAGGAAACTTTTTTATAGATCATATAGATGATGGACTATTTATGACAAGAAGGGTTTCTGTTGTATATTATTTTAATGATGACTATAAAGGGGGAGAAATAATTTTTCCAAGATTTGATTTAGAAATTAAACCGAAAGCAAACCAACTTTTGCTTTTCCCAGCAAACTATATATATAATCATAATGTAAACGAAGTTACGGAAGGCACCAGATATTCTATGGTGAATTGGTTAAAATAATGAGAGAGATACTGTTATCAATAATTACTGGTTTTGGCTGTGGCGTAATATTTGCAGCGTTTAAACTACCAGTTCCAGCACCACCAGTGTTTGCTGGAGTTGCTGGTATAATAGGGTTATGGCTTGGTTATGATGTCATAACTAGAGTCATATCCTAGGAGGAAAAATGAATATGTTAAAAGAAGAACACAAGAAAATGATTGCGTCTTATGGACGATCTGTTCTTGCTGGTGTTGCAGCGCTTTATGTTGCTGGTGTCACTGATCCAAAAGAACTTTGGGCAGCACTTGTAGCAGCGATTGCCCCAGTAGCATTAAGAGCGTTGAATCCAAATGATCCAGCGTTTGGCCGTCTTCCTGCAGCAAAGGCTGTAGAAGAGGCAATGAAGGCAGTTAAGAAGCCAGTAAAGAAGGTTGCAAAGAAATCTTCTGGTGGTGGATCTAACCACAATATGGCTTAGTTCATGCTATAAGAATTTGGGGGCCGAAAGGCCCCCTTATTTTTTAATCTTGTAAATGCGGTGGCCTTAAAAAATATTTAAATTTTGGTTCATAAGGGAAATCTATAGAGTCAAGCCTATGCTGTCTTTCTTCTTCTGTTATCTCACATCCAAAAAAAACTATAGTATATCTAGTATTGCCACCAGTTTTTGAATGTATTTTATGTTGATATGAATAAGCAGAAGGGAAAATTATAAATTGTCCTGCTTTGGGTTTATACTTAATTCCAAAATGCACAAACTCTAACTCTCCTCCTTCATAATCATCATTTGGATAATGAACAAAAGAAACAGTCCTTGGCGTTCCATAAGAATCGTCAGGATGCATAGAAAAGAATTCACCATCTTCAAATTTTGTAACTCTATATGCTTCCCTAGTAATTGGGGCTATGTCCCACATTTGACAATACGAATCTACAATTTCCTCAAAAGCCTCACACATATCATCATTTTCATAAATCCATGTTGTGCTTGCCTTTTTCCCAATCTCTTCATCGTAATAATCTTCTCTTTCAAATTTCCCAGAATCTTCAAGTTTTTTCATGAGATCCATTGCACCTGAAAAAACATTGTCATATACATGTATTGCTGGGCCAAGTTCTGTAAATTTAAACTCGTTACCCTTCCTGCTTCTGGTTATGCGATTTTCTTTTAATGATAATTTTTCTTTATCCATATTTCTCCTTAGACTATACAATTATACCACCTTGTGGTATACTTATATTATACCTGCCCAAAGGGGGGTATAAACTGAACTCGCTTAACAAGGAGGAAATAATGGTAAGTTCATTTAGTCTGGATCTATTTAAGGATCCATTTTTTATTGGTTTCAACAAAGAGTTGGACCGTCTTTCAAACATCCATCGTGAGGCAACTCGTCAATCCTATCCACCATATGATGTGGTAAGAATTGATGAAGATACTTATAGATTATCTTTGGCTATTGCTGGCTTTAATAAAGATGAGATTGAGGTATCTGTTGAAAACGGAAGTCTAATTATCAAGGGCGAAAAGGCTGAAGAAGAATTAGACTATCTTCATAAAGGCATTGCAACCAGAAAGTTCACAAGAACATTTGCTCTTGGAGAACACATGGAAGTAGATCGTGCTGAGGCTGAAGATGGAATTCTGCATGTTGTTATTTTACGCAACATCCCAGAAGAAAAGAAACCAAAAACAATCAAAATAAAATAAACTGATATGATATAGTCAGGTCCCCTGCAGGACCTTGGGATGATTAGTTACCATCTTATTAACCTGGGCCTTCGTGCCTGAATTTCCTGCGGGGGATTTATAATGTCCAGTATAATTATCCTATCTATGACAGACAAAGAACTTCATAGGCAAAAGCAGGCTTATAAACAAAGACTGACAGAAATAAAACAGTCTAGTGGATGTGTAGACTGCGGAGAAAATAATCCAATAGTATTAGACTTTGATCATCTTAAAGATAAAAAATACAATGTATCCAGAATGATTCACGATGGTTTTTCCTGGAAATCAATTAAAAAAGAAATAGCAAAGTGCGAGGTTGTATGTGCTAATTGCCACAGGATAAGAACTCATAACAGGTTTATTGAAAATGCTAGTTAGATATTTTTAATGTGGTTGATTATGGCATCTGATAAATTTTTATCAAAATGGTGATGGCCAGTTGCTAATTTTTCTAATTGTGGTTGCAAAGAAAGTACTATCTTTTCTTTAGTGGCCTGCATAATTTGATGAGTCAGTATTTCTGCTTTTTGTTCTGTAGTTAATGATTCTTCCATACCTTAATTTTACCATAACATATGATATACTATTTCTATGCCATATCATGTAGGTGCTAAAGGGTCATACGGGTGTTCTGGATACCCTGCCTTAAAAGACACAGGAGAGGTTATGGGGTGCCATAAGACTCGCCGTGAGGCAGCAGCACAGATCTATGCTATAAACCGCTCTGAGGGCAATATAGGCAAGGCTATGGTCAAAGAGGGCGATATGGTGATGGCCCCACACGAAGAAGAAATGTATGTTGGCCGTGTAGTTCATGTAATGACAGAAGGTATGCTTGGAATGCCAGGATCAGAATATAGTATTGAGGCTACTTCAACAGAGCCTGCTATACTTATCCAACTGTTTGAAATGGAAGAAGGCGGTCTTGAAGAGACTGAATATTTCGTTGGAGCAAAAGCATCGGAGGTAATGGTAATGCCATCATTAGAAGAAAACGTAGGCATGGATAAAGCATACGAAGGATGCGGATGTCCAATGTGTAAAGAATTAGATGTAACTTGTGACCAATGCCCACAATGTCAGTCTGGAGATATGAAATCGGATTGTTGTGGTAGTGTTGAAAAGAAATCGCCATGTTGGGAAGGATATGTACAGCGTGGAATGAAGCCAGGTAAAAATGGTAGCATGGTTCCTAATTGTGTCCCTGTTAAAAAAGCAGATGATCTTTGGGAAGATGATGATACAGTTGTTTACGAAACAGAATCGATGTTAAAGGCTGAAGGATATTCTCCACCAGCAGGTGCTCGTGCAGCAGCACGTAAAGCGATTAGATTTAAAGAACAAGGTAAGGCAAAAGGTGCGGGTACATCAGTAGGATGGACTCGTGCAGGACAGTTAGCAAGAGGAGAATCACTTTCTCTAAGCACTGTTAAAAGAATGTACTCTTATTTTTCTCGTCACGAGGTTGATAAAAAGGGGAAGGATTGGGCTAATCAATCAAATCCGTCTAATGGGTACATAATGTGGTTAGCATGGGGTGGGGATGCTGGCTATTCTTGGTCACGTCGTATCGTGAATGCAGAAAAAGATAAGGCATTGTTTTCTGATACTTTTAATACAATAGAAAAACAAAGCAAGAAAGTTCGTGGTAGCGGTAATGTCTTCTGGCAAATATAAAAGACACGATAAGTTTAACCCAATTCAAATCAAAGATGGAATGGTTGTTCGTCTAAGAAAAGACGGTACGGTTAAAGCAGTGTTAGGCAAATACGGCGAGTATAACAAAAAGACCAAATAGTGAAAAAGTATAATAAGATATATTTTTTACACATACCTAAAACAGGCGGAAGGTTCTTATCAAAATATATTCTAGAACCAATACAAAATACACTAGAACAAAACAATATTAAGACTATTAGTTTACCTTCTAATATTCATAAGCATGGTGGCTGGTATAAAGATATAGATGATGAAACATATGTTATTACAATATTTAGAGATCCAGTAGAATTTTTTATAAGTGCCCTCGCACATATGATTTCAGATGAAGTTGGGCTAATAGATAAAAATAATAACTTTATACTAAAACATAATGGCGCTAGTCTAGAAATAGAGAAATATCAAATATATAAGGCTTTGTCTGAGTTTACTTACTTAAAAGATTTTCAATCACAAAACTTTATTTTAGAGCCAAGCATAGGCAATACTATATATGAGTCAAGGGTGAAGCATAAAGATAACTTTATAATAAATAAAGAATTAGTATATAAAAGAATTAAAAGAACTAACTTGATGCTTAGGCACAAAGATTTAAAAAATATGAACTATTATGATCTAGTCAACAAAATATCTTCAGACTTAGGCGTAGATATAAAGATAAATTTAGGAGAAACAGATAGTCTAACATTTAAAAACTATGCCTCCGAATCTTTATTTAATAAACTAAGTCAAGAGGAAAAAGATTATATTTATAATCATTTTATGTTTGATAAAGAAATATATTACAATGATTCTTTATTCTGGAATCCATCTTCCAGTAAATAATTATCTATTAGATTTTTAATTTCAGATACGTATTTGTCATAATCTATTTCAATAATCATGTTGCCATCAATAAGTTTATGGATCTGTATATCTTTTCCTATATTAAATAATATATTTTTAATTTCTTTTTCTAAATCCATAATTAAATTATATCAGAGCCTCCTGTAGGATTTGAACCTACGACAACCCGCTTACAAGGCGGGTACTCTACCCC